TATTTATTTTATGATAATAAATCAATCAAATTTATATTAAATTTGATTTAAGTATAAATTTATTTATATATATATTCCATGCCGTGTGGTCGGTTATCCTGGCACGATAAAATCGATGCAGCGATTTTGCCCTTATCGCATTTGAATGGCGGAAACTTGGCGCAACGACCGAGGCTCGACTCCACGCACCCCACCGTGTACCCATCCAGACCAACGATATAATCCTTGAGTTTGGAGCCGTGAACTTTCGATCCCTCTACAACATTCTTACACCCACATACATTTTTAAGCATATTTGCCAAAAGCATTCCTAAAATTAACGCAACTATACAATACATAATTTGATCCGTTCCCATTGTTTTATAATATAATATAGAAAAAAATTAAAGTTATATTAAATTTGATTTAAGTATAAATTTATCCATATATATATGATGTATTCATTAATAATTATACCTGTATTAGGATGTATGAAGAACTATGTTAAATATAAAAGAATATCATTATTATTGTTTTTAAGAACCCCGTTAATATATTCAATTTTATATTTATATTTTGACACATATAAATATAAAAATGTAGTAAGTAATGTTATCATAAATGAAAGAATTGTAATGTTTTTATATAAAATAATAAGATCATTATTAATTGATTCTTATCATAAAAAAAAGTTAAAGTATATAAAAAAATATAACATATTATATAATAGTGATAAATGTTTAGAAAAATTAACCGATTGATACCAATATTTGAAAGATATGAATGTCGTGATTTTACAAGATTTTTTATAAATAATGATTTATATAATTTTATAAATAATAAAGTTTATAATGAAGTAAAATCAAAAAACACAAGAAATACAAAAATACCTTATAATAAACAATGGGAAAGCAGAGATTTTTATAGAAAGAATGCTAAATAATATCACCAATCATCACCTAAACGACAATCACCTGTCTTTCTTCTAGCCCATATATGGACAATAGTTATCATAGTTAAGAAACCAATAAACCATGCCATTATCATATTATTTTCAATATAATCTACATATGTCATATGAATATTATCTTTATTATATAGATAATATAAAGAGAAAAGTATTATACCAACTATATTTGGAATAATAATACAAAATATTATAAATATTAAAATATTAAATAACATAACACCAAGATCTTTCATAAATTTAATAGATGATAAGATAAAATTTTTAAAATATTGAATGATATTATTTATAAAATTACTAATAAAATCACATAAATAAATATATATAATTTTATGATATATTTTCTTTTCTTTTATGTGTACGGGTCTCTTACAATGAGGACACGATGATTGATTAATATTGTAAATACTATTATTCCACTCGATTAAACAATGTAAATGCATGTACGCATTACATTTACATAATTTATCAGAGCAATCTTCCATACATATTATACATTGGTCTTTTTCTTTAAAAATCATTGATTTATGAATATTTTTAATATAGTTATGAATATAATTTCAATTTAATAATATCAAATTTAAAAATATTTTCTATTATCTTCATCATAAAACATTAATTTTAAGGATTTATAAATATTTTTATAATTTAAATACGTGACATCTTTCCAAAAATGTTTGGGTGCTTCCTCGTGACATTTTTGTAATAAAAACCCAGGAACTTTTGAATTTAAATGATGAATATGATGATATTCAATTCCCATTGTAAACCATTTAAATATATATGGAATTTTCAAATAACTACTACCTTTTAAATCCGCATCATATTTATTCCAATTTTTATCTTCAGAAATATAACTATTTTCATAAGTATGTTGTAAATGGAAAAAACACATACCTAATAATGTGGTAAAATATATTGATATATAATAATAAATAATATAATCATTATATATTATATGAGCTAGTATAATATTCATAATGGTATTTTCTATTTTATTATACATATTTATCCATTTATTTAATTTAATAGGTGTTCTATTAATTATAAACCAATAAATAAATGGAGCAAATATAAAAAATATAATAGGATTTCTAAAAATATTATATATTATTTTTATTATATTAGATGAATCATCATATTGATTTTTAGTCATATATATAGTATCATTATATTCTATATTTTTCCCATTATTATTATGATGATATGTGTGAGCATATTTCCATTTAGACGGTGTAAATATTAAATATGATACAAATTTTTGTGTATATTTATTCCATTTTTTATAAGTAAAAAAGGAATTATGACCTACATCATGGAATATCATAAACCATCTTAATAATATAAGCGTATTTAAAAATATCCACAATACAATATTAATATCATGTCTTATATATAATATAATATAGTTGAATAGTATTGTTAGTAATATTTCTTTTAATGCCAATATATTATTTGTTTTATAATTATTTATATGAATATCTAATTTATTGTAATCCATTATATAATATACGCGTTTAAAATTTAAATATTATATTCTTATATTCTTAATTCTAATTGTTTTATCCTATTTTCTAATTCTTTTATTTTGTCAGGACTACTTTTCTGAATAACATTTATTTTTGATGGTCTCAGGTCCCTCTTTCCTTCTGCTTGTGCTCGTTTGTATATACATATCATACATAGAATAAATAGTGAAAACCCACCTATAATTTGTAATATATTATATATAATGGCTTTATTTTGTTCTTCACTCATATTTATGATAATTATTTATGATAAAAATCAAATTTATTAAATTTGATTTATATTTATAAATAAATATAAATAAAATATAAAAATAAATATGGATCATGTACCTGAATTATGGAGAGAATTAAAATTAGAATTTAAGGATAATGTAAAAAAGAAAGAATTACGTAAATCATTATTGGAAGAGGATAATATTAATAAAAATAATATTCTAAGAAATAGTCATATAGATTTAAATGAATCTAATGAATCAATTATAATAGATAATACAATAAATGATACAATTGAAAAAGAGAATATATATGGAAAAATAGAGAAGAAGAAAATTCGTGAAAGATTACATTGTATTATTTGTTGATATTATCTTCGTTTAGTGTATATTCTTTTAACAGATCTTCTTTTAACAGATCTTCTTTTAGTAGATCTTCTTTTAGTAGATCCTTTTTTATGTTTTTTAGTAGGTTTTTTCTTATAATGTTTTTTCTTAGATCCTTGTTTATAAAAATCTCTTAATGATGAATTGAACAAGAAATCTTTATAGAAATCTTCTACATTATTAAAACCAGTTTTTAATTCATCAACTCTTTCTTGTAAAGATTTTGTAGGTAATTTACTTAAATGTGATAGATATTCTATACTATCTTTTTCATGATTCAATATTTTCTTAAGTATTTTATTTATATAAGGTTTTGCTTTTGATATTTTTAACCATTTTTCATCTATTTTGACGCGTTTTTCATTCGCTTCACTACTTGTTGATTTACTTAAAGATTTTGATAATTGAACCCACTTTTTTCCTACTTTTTTCCATTTTCCACTTCCACTCATTATATATATAATATATATATTATTATATTCTATATAATAAATGAGTGAAATTATTAAAGATATAAATGAAATTATGATTAATACATTTATATATTTAACTAAAGTATATTCATTGGAAACAACATTATCAGGTAAATGTGAAGGATTAAAAATATTATTATCTGCTACAACATATTTTAATAAAAATACAATAAAAATATATAATATTATGAATGAAATGAAATTAATATATGATAACATATTGAATGAAAATAAAAAAGATAAAAAATATGAAGAAAGTAAAATATCATTAGATTTTAAGAAAGAAATTGATGTCTTACATGAAAAGTTAGATTCTTTAATAGATAAAAATAATGTGTTAATAAGAGTATATGAAATACATACAAAAGGTGATAAACCATTATGTAGAAAATTAAATAATAGGGATACAATGGATAAACAATATAAAACATTATATGATAAACTTAGTGAATTAAATTATGTATTATTAAATGGTATAAAAAGTACAAAATATTTACCTATCATATCTAAAAAATATGCTGATAAAAAGAAATCAAATCCGTTGAAAACATTAAAACAACATAAAGATTTTGAAGAATTACGATCTAAAGCATATGATATAATAATGGATGATCCAGCTCATAAAAAACCAGAACCGAAAGAACTTACTGAAATAATTACTAAATTTAGTAATGATACAGATGGTAAATATTCAAAACATATTGAAACAAGCATACGTAATGAAATGAATTCATTTTATGCATTGATGATAGATCCTGAAGAAATAGATATACATAAATCAGATATGCCAATTACACGTCATAATTTATATGGACATATGAGAACAAAAAAACTTACAAAAACATCAAGTGGATCAGATTTATCTGATAAATCTGATCAATCACAAATTGAATATGCTGCTAAAAAAATGTCTAAAAAACATAAAAAACATAAAAAATCTAAAAAAGTTGAAAAACATAAACCTAAGAAATCTAAAAAACCTAAAAAAACAAAACGTCCTAATACAAAAAGAGTCCGTAAAATAAATAATAAAATATTTAAAATTTGATTTAACAATATATTAATATTATAATATTATAATGAAGAAAAGTGTATCATTTAATGAAAAACTTAATGAAATATTAGATTATGATAAAGAAAAAAAATATTATTTAGAAGAATATTTAATAAATATAGAATTATATTTGAATCAAGAAAATATAAAAAAAGAAGAAAACGAATATATGATACTTAAGAGTGGTAAGAAAATAAAGAAAGTATATAAATCATTTTAAATAAACTTAAAAATAAATTAATATATTAATTAAAATGTTTTTCAATCAATCTATGAATAATAAAGTTGATAATGAAAAATATTATAAAATATTAGGTGTAAATAAAAATGAGTCAAAAAAAGAAATAAAGAAAGCATATCATAAATTAGCAATGAAACATCATCCAGATAAAGGTGGTGATCCTAATAAATTCAAAGAACTAACTACTGCGTTTGAAACTTTATCAGATGATAATAAAAGAAGTAATTATGATAAATTTGGTGAATCGGGTGAAGGTATGGGTATGGGTGGAGATATGTTTGGTCAAATGTTCAGTGGTGGTGTCCAGCAAAGTAATACAAGGAAAGGAAATAATATTAAACATGAAGTAAATATGACATTGAATGAAATTTATAATGGAAAAACATTAAATATTACTATTAATAGAAAAATTATAGATATGGATAGTGTAACCAGATGTGATGTATGTAAAGGGAAAGGTATGGTTATACAGACTGTTAGAATGGGTCCAATGATACAACAAATACAACAACCATGTTCAACATGTAATGGTCAAGGTAAAAACTATTGTATAAATAATATAACTGAAAATATTAAAGTAACAATACCTAGGGGATCACCTAATAATCATAAAATAACTGTATATGAAAAAGGAGATGACATTGTAAATGGTGAAACGGGTGATTTAGTAGTAATTGTTAAAGAAATTCAAAATGAAATATTTACTAGAAAAGGATATGATTTATTTATAAATAAAGATATATCATTATTAGAAGCATTAAAAGGATTTAAAATAGAATTAAATCATTTAGATGGGAGAAAAATATTAATAAAAAATAATAAAATAATTAAACCAAATAATTATGATATATTTAATGAAAAAATTGAATGGGAGAGTATGGTATGTGATTTAAATATTGAACCATTCGCAAAAGCACAATTAAATGATGAAAATAAGATAAAAGATATAATTGAAAATGGACAACTAAAGAATGAAAATATCACAGGATTTATGATTAAGGGATCAGAAACATATTTTTATAAAGAAAGTATTGATACATTATTAAAATCAAAGAAATCGGGTCCTTTAGGATCTATTTTTTATTATAAAAATATTAATGAAAAATTACTACAATGTATAGAAGAAGAAGGAATGCCTTATTATAATTCGCCGATGTTGAAAGGTGATTTATATATGATATTTAATATTATATTTCCTGATAAAATTACCATAGATAATGATATATTGATAAAAGGTGGATTTAATATGGAAATGAATAAATCAACTATAAATGAAATAGAATCAGATATTGAAATATATGATTTAACAGAAAAAAATCCTAAAATATCATATAATAAGTTTAAAGAATCAGTTGAAGATATTTCAGAAGAAGAATCACAAGGTAATGGTGGTGGTGTACCTCCAGGAGGGATGCAACAATGTGCTCAACAATAATTAATTATTATATGCTAAAGC